GAAAAAGAAGAAGAAAAACTTGCAGTCGCAGTAGATGAGCAAAGTGGCGATTTGCCATTTTAGATTTATAAAAGGGTGTTATTAATTTAATACCCTTTTTTTTATTATATTGTAAAAAAAAAATTAATGACAGAACAAAAACAAACAGAACAAAATATGCTTATGGAGTTTATTCATGATGACTGCATAGTTGATATTGACAAAAAAATTGATTACCCACCTGTAGCATTAAGTTATGGAGAAAAACTAATTAAAACAAAAGAAAAAGATATTTTAGTGCCAATAGCATTAGGAACTTATGGCAATTTAAGTGTGATAACAGCACCACCAAAAACAATGAAAACATTTTTTGTATCTTTATTAGCATCAGCCTTTTTAAGTAATACCAATATATACGTTGGAGAAATTAAAGGACACAGGGGAAATGGTAATTTACTTCATATAGATACAGAGCAAGGGGTGTGGCATTGCAGCAAGGTATTTAAAAGACCATTAGATATGGACAATAATATACCAAAAGATAAGTACCACCATTTTGCATTACGGACAGTAGGTTTTAAAGATAGATTAAATTTTATTGAGTGGTTTTTAAAAAACAAAATAGAAAAAAATGCTTTGGTAATAATTGACGGAGTTGCTGATTTATGTGCAGATGTAAACAATATAGAGCAAAGCAATGAATTAGTCGCTGCATTGATGAGAATAAGCACCCAGTATAATTGCCATATAATAAACGTTATACACCAAAATTACGGATCTGCAAAATTAGGGACAGGACATTTAGGAAGTGCATTAGAGAAAAAAGCAGAAACAGTTATAGCATTAGAAGCAAATACAGTAAACAAAGATTGGGTAACAGTAAAGTGTGGAAGAAGTCGAGGATATTGCTTTGAAACATTTAGTTTTGAAGTTAACAATTTTGGATTGCCACAAGTTGTAAAAAACATTTTTGATCCTTTAGCTTAATGAAAGATAAAACATTGATATTAATTGCAAAAAAGCATAAAAATTGGGTTGAAATTGTGCAAACTTTTGGGTGTAATAAAGAAACAGCAGAGGACATTGTACAAGAAATGTATATAAAAATACATCATAAATTAACAAAAGGGTTGGACATCATGTATAAAGATGACATAAACTATTATTACATTTTTAAAACATTACGATCTTTATTTTATGATTTGAAACGTAAAGGTAAAAATATAAAAATCATTAATATTGATGACATTAGTTTTGATCCTGGAAATACTGACGTAAATTATGCTAAAGCATATAATAAGATACAAAAAGAATTAGATAAACTATTTTGGTACGATAAAAAAGTTTTTGAATTAATTAATGCAGGGCAAAGTATTGCAGAGTTAAGCAGAAAATCTTATATACAATATTACTCTTTATATAATACATATACTAAAGTTAAAAACAAACTAAAAAAATTTTTATGATCCACAATAACGATTTTAAATACGACTTAAAATTTGGACAAGTTAAGGAAGAAGAACTTGCAAATATATTTAGCAATAAAACTGTTGAGGTCAAGAGGTGTACAGGTGCAATTTATAATGTATTTGTAGAATATGAGTGCAGGGGCAAAAAATCTGGAATTAGTACATCACAAGCTGATTATTATTGTTTTGCTTTTAAAAACACTTTTGCATTAATTGAAACACAGGCTTTAAAAATTAAGTGCAGAAAGTATATTAATACAGACAAGGACACAGTTGGTGGAGATCGAAACAAGCCAAACACAAAAGGAATACTTTTACCAATAAAAGAAATATTATGAAGTTAGGAAACATAATTTATTATATTACAAAGTTCACAGGCATAAAATATTTTGTTGAGTCCTGGCATAAATACAAAGGCACAAAATGCAAATGTAATGATCGCAGAAAAAAATTAAACAATATAAAAATAGACAGGTGGTAAAATTTAAAAAACAAGACTATGCAAAGTGGGAAACATTTAGATTGGGTACAAAGCAACACATTACTAATGACGAGTTTGAGTTGGTATGCAAGTTACACGCAGAATATTACAAGCACAGTTATTATAAGCCTTGTACCTGCAACCCAAAAACAATAAAACAGTGGATCAAAGATCTAAACATTATCTGGAATAATGGAAGAAACTAAAGTACATCAACTTGAAAAAGCAACTATTGAATTATTAAATTTTGACGGTTGGCAATTAGAATGGACAGGCAAAGGAAGTGAAAGATATGATGCAAAAGGAAAAACACCTAAAGGTGTTGACTGCGTTATAGAAATGAAATTCAGAAATAAATACTATGAAACTAAAATGCTTGAAAAAGACAGGTACGATGCTTTAATGAATTTAGATCCTAAAATTGTAAAAATTTATTTTGTGAATGATACAAAAGGAAATTTCATGTATTATTTAAATACATTAGATATGCCTAAAATAGAAAAAAAATATTGCCCAGACAGTACAATGTGGGCAAAAAAAAGAGTAAAAAAAAACGTATATCTACTTAAAGAAAGCGATGCAGTTAGAATTAATCTAAACAAATAGTTATTAAAAATTTTGTTTATAAGTTAATTTATAGTATATTTGATTATTATTAATTTAAAACAAAACAAATGTTACACAAAAAACGATTACACAATTTAATAGATTTATTTAAAACATCTTTTGAGCATAATACTTATGTGCTTAATCAACTTGAAATTTTAGAATTAGAAATTGAAAGAGACCTTATACAGAAAGGTTATGATACTGTTGATGAATTTTCTGAAAGATTAAACATAAAATAAAAACAAAATGAAATATACAAAACAAATCAACTTAAAAGACTTTGAATTTTGGAATGCAGCAGCAGGACATAAATTTACAAACGAAGAATTAGAAATGCTTGAATATACATTTGAAGATCTCTACTATAATACGCCACCTACTGAAACAGAAATAAACGATATGTTTTGGTTTGAGGAACAATTTTTATGCGACTCAATAGGTCTTAAATATAGTAAATACGAAAACAGATAATGAAAGTAAGCGATGCAGTTTGGAATGGCTTAAAAAAGCAAATAGAACACTTTACAGCGCAGGATAAGGAAATAACAGATGTTACCATTACCTACCAAGTGAAACCCTCTAAGAACAAAAATTATTTAAAACTAACAGTAAAACAATAACAATGAAAAACAAATCAACTTATATACACGAAACTCATACATTATATGCAGAAAATGGAGAATTATATTTACTTTATGACGATGGAGATTTTGACAAACAATTAGTGTTTAATGTAGAAACTTTATATAATGATTTGCCAAGCATAATTAGGCTATGCGTTGAACAGAAAAAAGAAAGTGATAAAAATACACTTGAAAGAATTAAAAGCACATTACAAGAATTATGATATTATTAGTAGATGCTGACAGTTTAATATTTGCTTCATGTTATAAAAAAAGAGAACAACCAGAAGATGAAAAATACTATACAGATATACAAGATGCAAGACATAAGTTTGATGAGCAGTACATGAAAATTGTTAATGATTTAGAAGAAAAATACCCTATTGACAAAGTCATAACATTTAGTGGATCAAGAGGTAATTTTAGGAAATTAATTACAACAAAATATAAAGCTAATAGAAAAAAAGCGGAACTTCCACCTTTACTAAATGAAATGCACGATTACGTCAAAAGTTATTACGAAAGCGTTGTAGGTTATGGAGTTGAAACAGATGATATGGTTGCAAGGTATTGGAAAAAATTATGCGGTACAGTAGGCAGAGACAATGTTATGATCGTATCTATTGACAAAGACTATAAACAATTTCCTGCATTAATTTATAATTATCATTATAAGCATAAGCAAGTCCTGGATATTAAAGAAGACGAAGCTCTTTATAATTTTTACGAGCAATGTATTGTTGGCGATACTGCAGACAATGTAAATTATTTTAAAGGCAAGGGAATTAGATTTGCACAAAAATATTTTGCAGATTGCGAAACAAAATACCAATACACAAAAAAATTATATCAATTATTTAAAGAACAATATAAAGGGAAAGCAAAGCTAAAATATATAGAATGTTATAACCTTTTAAAATTACGAACAAATTAATGGAAGAATTACAAAGAATTAAAAATTACGTTGATCAATGTGCAGGATATGATATAAGCACCAGGTCGAGGAAAGCAGATGCAGTATTATACAGGACTTTATATTTTAAATTAGCAACAGATAATACTTATAAAACATTAAGCGATATCGGAAACGTAGTCAACAGAGATCATGCAACAGTATTACATGCAAGAAAAAAATTATTTCAATATTTAATGAGTATACCTAACTATTCTAGACTATATGATATATACAAGATTGATTATTTAGGACAAAAAATTACAGAACAATATCAAAATATTGAGCAGTACAATAAATTAAAAGAAAAATATAATAATTTATTAGTTACAAAAATACCCAAAAATTTTGGTTTCTTATTAACTGAAAATGAATTAGCATACAGAAAGTTAGAAGAAGAAGAAAAAAAAGATTATGATAAAAGAGCAGATTTAGTTTTAAAATCTTTTGAATGGAAACGCAAAGATAATGAGCGTGAAGAAGTTTACGAGATTATTACAGGAGATCCTGGAGTTGCAGATGCAAGGGGACATTTATAGTGGATTGGCAAATTGAAATATCGTTACATTACCCACATGACAGATTTATGTTAGGGTGGGAATGTCTGCAACCAACTGATAAGTTTAATTATAGAACAATAAATTTATTTTTATTTTTTATTACAATTACATTAGACTTTTAAAAATTAAACATTTAACACGTTATATATATGATTAAAAAAGTAAAAATTACAGAAGTAAAAACTAATAAAGAAAACCCAAGACTTATTAAAGATAATAAATTTAAGAAGTTAAAAGCATCTTTAAAAGAGTTTCCAGAAATGCTAAAATTACGACCAATTATTGTAGATGAAAACAATATTATATTGGGAGGAAATATGCGTTACAAGGCTTGCCAAGAATTAAATTTTAAAGAAGTTTATATACTTAAAGCAAAAGATTTAACAGAGGAACAGAAAAAAGAATTTATTATAAAAGACAACGTTGGTTTTGGCGAGTGGGATTGGGATATATTAGCAAACGAGTGGGAAGTAGACAAACTCCAGGATTGGGGACTTGATGTGCCAAACATAGAAGAATTTACAGGAGTTGGAGAACAAGAGATTGAATTTAGCGAATATTTGGACGAGTCGCATAATTACGTAGTATTACTTTTTGACAGCGAAGTAGATTGGTTATCTGCTCAAACTCATTTCAACATTAAGTCGGTACATTCAAAAAGAGCAAACGGAAAACCCTGGAGCAAAGGAATTGGACGAGTATTAAATGGTGCTGAATATTTAAAAGATTTAAAAAATGAATAACATATATATACCCTCTTATAATAGACCAGACCTTGTTAGAACTTACGAATATTTAGGTTGTGGTAAAATTATAGTTCCTAAAAGTCAAGAGAAAGAATACAAAAAAAGGTATGGAAATGCCGTACAAAGTATTGAAGATAAAAAAGACGGATCAGTAAATAAAAAAAGAAATGCTATTTTAGATCTTATAAAAAAAGAACAAAAAGACGGTTACGGTTGGGTTATTGACGATGATTTAATTTTATTAAAAAATAAAAAAGAAAATATTAAATTATCTGGAGACGAATGTACAGAACATTTAGAACGAATGTATATTATGGCTAAAGATATGAATGCTTTTTTTTGTGGTTTTGATTATAGCGAAGATTGTATGAAATTAAAAGACATGGCTCCATTTAGTTTAACAAAGCCAATTTTTCATTGTGTACTAATAAATATTAATGACAATATTAAATATGACGAAAGACTAATAACACAAGGAGACTTAGACTTTTGGATAGCTAAAATGAATTATAATAGAAAAATTTTAAAAGACAATAGATTTGTAGCCATAACGCATGGAGTGGACGGTGGCAAAGATAGTACAATTATATATAATAAAGATGATAGAAAAAAATCAGCAACATCAATAAACAATAAATATGGTTTAAAAATTGTACAAATTAATAAAAATGGCAATCAAAAATTTAAAATACCAATAAAAGGAGTATGAAAATATTTGCACCAAGCTATAAAAGATCTAAAGGAGTAAAGACTCATAAAATATTAAAAGATATTATTTATTGCGTACATGAGTTTGAAGCAGAGGAATATATAAAATTAGGTTATAACGTAAATATTATGCCTGACAAAATTAAAGGAAATATTGCAAGAGTCCGAAATTTTATGCTTGACAATTACATAGGAGACAAAGGCATTATTGTTGACGATGATCTTGAAAACATAAAAAGGTGGAACATAAAAAATGGAAAACCAAAACAAGAAAAAATAGATAACCTTACAGAATGGATTGAACAAGGCTTCAATATGTGTGAAGAAGTAGGAGCAAAACTTTGGGGTGTGAACATTCTGGGAGACAAAGGAAGTTACAGAGAATACTCGCCATTTAGTTTAACAAATACAGTATCAGCGTCATTTATGGGTTTTTTAAATAACAAATTAAGGTTTGACGAAAGACTACCCTTAAAAGATGACTACGATTATTGTTTGCAGAATTTAAATGAATATAGAAAAATATTAAGAATAAACTATGCTTGTTTAGTTAAAAAAGATCATGGAAATTTAGGGGGTTGTGCTGATTATAGAACTATGAGCAGAGAAAAAGATCAAATTAAATTAATGCAAAAAAAGTGGGGAACAAAAATTGTAAAGATAGATACAACACAAAGAGGAAAAAGAAAAAAGAATTTTGACTTAAACCCAATAATAAAAGCACCAATAAAAGGAATATAAATGAACAAAACTGAACAACATAAAAAAGCAATAATAGATGCTTTAGAAAAACATTTAGGGATCGTTACAACAGCTTGTAAAATTGTAGGAATAGGAAGAACTACTTTTTATGGTTGGATAAATGACGATAAAGACTTTGCTAAAAAAGTTGATGACATACAAAACATAGCATTAGATTTTGCAGAAAGTCAATTACATAAACAAATAGGAGACGGAAATACTTCTGCTACAATATTTTATTTAAAGACAAAAGGGAAAAAAAGAGGATATATAGAAAGACAAGAAATAACAGGTGCTGACGGACTCCCTACAAATTTTAAAATTGAAATAATTGATAAAACAGAAGACGTTACAGACAAATAAAATCTACAAGCACTTATCTAATAGTGATAAAAAAATAATTGTAGAACAGGGCGGTACAAGATCAGGAAAAACTTATAACATTTTACTCTGGATAATATTTAAGTATTGCATTAATAATAATGACAAAGTAATTACTGTTTGCAGAAAATCTTTTCCAAGTTTACGTGCTACTGTTATGCGTGATTTCATGAGTATATTACAAAGTTATAATATATACAGGGAACAAGACCACAACAAGTCAAATAGCGAATATAACTTATATAATAACCTTGTAGAATTTATTTCTTTGGATCAGCCACAAAAGATAAGAGGACGTAAAAGAGATTTGCTATTTGTTAATGAGGGCAACGAGTTGTATTATGAAGACATGCAACAGTTATTATTTAGAACACAGGAAAGGGTAATACTTGATTTTAACCCGTCAGACGAGTACCATTGGATATATGACAAATTAATACCAAGATCTGATTGCGATTTTTTTAAAACTACCTACCTTGATAACCCTTTTATTTCTGATAGTATTAAAAAAGAAATAGAATTATTAAAAGAAACTGACGAGCAGTATTGGCAAATATATGGTTTAGGCGAAAGAGCTGCTTCCAGGAGTACCATATTTAATTATGTTGAGGTTAACAAAATACCTGCATCTGCTAATTTAGTTTCTTACGGAATGGACTTTGGCTACACTAATGATCCGACAGTATTATGCTCTGTTTATATTGAAAACAATAACATGTTTATTCAAGAGCATTTACATAGAACTCAAATGACTACAAATGATATTAATCAATTTTTAAAAGAAAAAAATATAACAGGAACTATATACGCAGACAGTGCAGAGCCAAGATTAATTAGCGAGTTGCGTAAAATGGGGCATAACATATTTGCAAGTATAAAAGGGAAAGACAGTATTAATGCAGGGATTGATTTAATGAAACGTTATAAGATCCACGTACTTAACACCTCAACAAATGCAATATCGGAGTTTAGAAACTATAAATGGAAAGAGGACAAAACAGGCATGTTAACAAATACACCAGAAGATAAACACAACCATATTATTGATAGCTGTAGATATGCGACATACTCAATTTTAAGCAGACCAAACTTTGGAAGATATGCTTTACATTAAATAAAAGTTATTAAAAATTTTGTTTATAACTTTATTTATATTATATTTGATTATTAATAATTATAAAAACAAACAAAATGACTAAATTATACCAAATGCAAGGTAGAGGAGGAAGATTAGTACAAGTCAACCTTAATCAAGAAAACATTAAAGAAAAATTATATTATTGGTTAAAAGAAATGCACAACGAGATTTTTTGGGACATTGAAATGCAAGAGGGTGGACGTGTAGAATTATATAACCGAATTGACGGAAATCTAATTATTTTTTATGGAGACAATGGAATTTTTGAAATGGAAGAAGTAATTACACAAACAGTATAAAAATTAATAAATAAAAACAAAACAAAATGAAACAATTACTAATTAATCAAATTTGGTTTTATTGTAAAAACACCCATAACGAACAAGATTACAAAGACCTTTTTAGTTTTTCAATGGAAGAATTAGAAGAAATATTATCAGATATTGAATTTGATATAAAACATTATTAATCATAAAAACAAAACAAAATGAGAACATTATCAAAGTACAAACAGAATTTAACAATAGACGGAAACAATGTTTATAGTTATTCTACTATCGTTGCAAAAATTGAGGGTAACGAATTATACCAATTAGGATATTGGAGTATGACTACACAAAAACATATTAACTATGTTGCAGACGAATTAGATTTAATTTTAATAAAAGAATAGATATGCAAACAGGAGCATTTATAAGTATAGCAAACAATTTATTTCCAAACAAAGATTTGTGGGAACTAACAGCACAAGAAAGAAGCGAAGTTGTGGAAATATTTGAAGACTATCACTAATGGCAACAGAACTAACAGAAATAAATAATCAGCTAAAAACTTATTTATATTCTAATGATCATGAAAAAATATATCATGCAGAAATATATTTAAGAAACGTACATAGAAAATATGGAACGGTAGACACACAAATAATTAAAAATATAATAAGATGAAAAAAAAGGAAAGTAAAGGATCTAAATTAGGAAGAATATCAAAAAAAATTACAAAGTGGTTTTTAATCTTTGCATTGTGCTATTTTGTAGGTAGAACATTTGCATCAATACTTTTTGGAATATGAGTTGGCACGATTTTTTAAACCCACACGAACAAGATGAGTACGAATGCACAGAATGTGGAACATCAATGCCAAAAGACACAGGAGTATGCTCTGGAATTTGTTTTGAAGCAAGTATGATTTAGCAGTTATTTTTTTTTATGATAGTAAAAGGCAGTCAGAAATGGCTGCTTTTTTTTTATTATCTTGCATGTAATAAAATAGTTAAATAAATACGTTATATATATATATGGAATTAAAATTAAAAATACCAACTTGTTTATCTGAAATTACTTTAAAACAATATAAAGCGTTTTTACAAGTCCAGGAAACAGAAAAAAATGACAAGATCTACAATGCTAAAGTAATTAATATTTTCTGCAATATAAAAATGGAAGAAGTAATGCTTTTGAAGTTAAATGATGTTACAGATATAACTAATATTATTTATAATTTGTTTGAGCAAAAACCAAGCTTAGTGTCTAAGTTTAAATTAAACGGAATAGAATACGGGTTTATACCTCAACTAGATGATATAAGCTTTGGAGAATACATTGACCTTGACACCTACATTGGAGATTGGGACAACATTGACAGAGCTATGAATGTTTTATATAGACCTATACTTGTAAGATTAAAAGAAAAATACAGTATTGATAAGTACGTAATTGAAAATCATAAAAATTTAGAAAATATGCCAATGAATGCTGTGCTTTCTTCAATTTTTTTTTTGTTGAATTTAGGAATGGACTTGTCAACAGTTATGATGAACTCTTTGGATCTGGACAAGGAAGCAAACAAGGACTTGATCGCGTTTCTCAATTTGGACAAAAATGGGGGTGGTATCAGTCAATATACGGACTCGCTAAAGGCGATATTAGACGATTTAAAAATATCACAGAATTAGGCATGCACGAATGCCTTACAATGTTATCTTTCATGAAAGAAAAAAACGAAATAGAACAAGCAGAAATTAAAAAAAAATTTAAATGAGCAATCAAGGCATAAGAGGTTTTTATCAATTAACTGAAACTATTAAGGAGCAGCTACTTGCAGACGTAAATATTAATACTGTTTCAACAGGTAACATTTCTAATGTCAACCTCAACAAACAAGACATATTCCCTTTAGGTCATATTATGGTAAACAATGTTACTGCAGAAGAACAGGTATTGCGTTTTAACATTACAGTTATTGCAGCAGATATTGTAGATCAAAGCAAAGACTTAACACTTGACAGATTTGTAGGAAACAACAACGAGCAAGACATTTTAAATACACAGTTAGGAGTTATCAATAAATTGATCCAGGTATTGCGTAAAGGAAATTTACATACAGAAAAATATCAGTTAGACGGAAACCCAAATTGCACACCTTTTTATGATCGCTTTGAGAATATGCTTGCAGGGTGGAGTACAGACCTTGACATAATGATTTACAACGATATAACTATTTGCTAAATGAAAGATATTTATACAGAAAAATATTTAAAATATTTTAGTGATTATGTAATACAACAATCCAGGACAAGGCTTACTAAAAAAAAGCATAATGTATCAAAAGAATTATACAACTCTTTAGGTTATAGAATTGTAAAAAATGCGCAAGGCTATAGGATTGACTTTTTCATGGAAGACTACGGAAAGTTTATCAACGAGGGTGTTAAGGGTACTAACAGTAATTATATAGTAAACAAGAACAGTCCATTTAGTTATAAGCCAAGCAGCAATTTAATAGGGTTGGAATATGCAACAGGTATATTTGCAAAGTGGGCAAAGTTTAGAGGGTTGCAGCCAAGAGACAAAAAAGGCAGATTTGGATCTTATAAAACTATGGGTTTCATATTAGCACAAAGTATAAAGAAAAAAGGAATTAAAGCAACAATGTTTTTTACAGACCCATTTAACAGAGCTGTTGAGCGTTTGCCAGATGAACTGTTTGAAAGTTTTATTTTAGACATAGAGCAGGAGCTAACAATATTACAAAAGAATTAATTATGCCAAGATTATTATTAAGAAGTCCACAGTTTAAATTTATAGAAATACCTATATCGGGTGTTAATTCTTGTACTTGCGAAATTAAAATTGATACTGTAGTTAGATATACATTAGTAAAAAATACTAAAAAAGCATCTACACAAAATTTTGATATTTCAGAACTATGCAGAGATTATTTAGAAATTGCTTATCAATCAAATTATGCACCTCAAACAATATCAATACAAGTAACATTAAGGAACTATGCAGATTTTAATGGTACAGGAACTTTAATAAGTACAAAAGCTTACAGTACCGATACAGGCTTTATGGGTTATGGTTATTTTGAAGACGGAACAAACCCTGCTATTGCAAACAATCAATACTTTATTTCTGAAAACCCAGAATTAAACGATGTGCAGCTTTATTTTCCTAATAACACAACAGGAATAGTTGTGCAAACAATGTCAAGTTCACAAGTAACAGTTAGTTTTGGTGCAACTGCAACTGCAATAGGCGGAAGCTATGGCGGATTAATTAAAAGAATAGATTGTACAAAGTATGGAGACGGTAGGCGAATAGTTTTTATAAACAAATACGGTGTGCAGCAAGACTTGTGGTTTTTCTTAAAAGAGACTAAAACACTATCAAGAAAAAACGAAAATTATAAAACAAATATTTTAACATATCCAAGCACAAACAATCCTGCTACTTACTCTATTTCAGATGCACCTAACAGAATATTTAATACAACTGCAAAACAAAGTTTTACTTTAAGCAGTGGATATTACCCACAAGGTGCAAATAACTTTTTTGAAGAACTTTTATTAAGCGAACACGTCTGGATTGAAAGACCAAACAAAGCAACAGGAACTAACGAGGTTGTGCCTGTTAAGGTAACAAAATCTTCATTAGCTTTTAAAACAAGTGTAAATGATAAGCTTATTAATTACACTATTAAATTTGAAGAAGCATTTGATTACATAAACAATATTAGATAATGCAGCAAAAGTTAATTTTATATATTGGCAACAAAGGAAGTTTAGGAGTTTATACAGAAGCTGATAGGGTTGACCAATTCAAAGATGAAAGTGTTTCTTTTACGCAAACAATACAAAACGTAAAAGACATAAAAAAAATCTTTACTGAATTTACTAAAACCTTTGCATTACCTGCATCGCCAAGAAACAATAAATTATTTAAACATTATTATAATTTTGATATTTCAGACAATAGTGCTTTTGATGCAAGGGTAAAAGTTGGTGCGTCTTTAGAATTAAACGATATACTATTTAAAACAGGTAAAATAGCGTTAACAGGAGTTGAATTAAAAAACAACGTGCCTCACACATACAAGATTACTTTTTACGGAAACACAGTCGATTTAAAAGATATTTTAGGCGATGCTCAATTAAGTTTCCTGGAAGATTTAGAAAATGAAAATCAAACATATAGCTATACAAATATAAAGGCAGGAATGGCAGCTGCAAGTAACGCAGATATAATAGTTCCAATGATCACACATACAGATAGATTATTTTATTATGAGGGGGGTTTTAATGAAAACGGAAACGTATGGCCTTCAACAAGCAATAATCAAGCAGGTGCTTTTTGGGAGCAATTTAAGTATGCAATAAGATTAAGCAGAATTATAGATGCAATACAAGTTCAATACCCTATTACTTTCTCTAACGACTTTTTTAACAACACATCAAATACAGATTTTGAAAATCTATTTATGTGGCTTCATAGAAAAAAAGGAGGAGTAACACCTACAAACCAAGTAGACAGAATTTGGACAAGAGTTACAGATTTGCCACAAACATCATGTTCAACAAGCCCCTGCGATGTAAATGCAACAAGTGAAAACGGTGTTATAACCGTAAGCACATTGCCTTTGTATAATTTAGAAACAACTACTTTTATGCTTAACCCCACTACATCAGATGAATATAGTGCAAGAGTTATAATGATTGCTGCTAATGGCGATCAATCTATTGTAGGGAGTTTTAATAATTTACAAAATATGCAATTTATAGGAAATATAAATAGTGCAGATCCACCTGGTCCATTCAATGACAATTCACAATATATTATTGAAGTTGCACCTACAGATCCAACAGTTACTATAAATTTTGCAACAAATCAAGTGGCAGTTACCATAGGAGTACGAGCAGGTTTTGGATTGCCAAATTTTGGAGATTATGAAACACAACAATTTAAAAATTCAAATGGTGCATTTTTTACTTCAACAACTTTAGAGTTTAACATACAGGAACAAATACCTAAAATGAAAATTATTGATTTTCTTACAGGAATATTTCAAATGTTTAATTTAACTGCTTATGTAGAAAATAACATTATTGTTGTGCAGCCTTTAGATGATTTTTACGCAAGAGTTGGAACAGATACAAATGGTAATTTAAATTCCGTAAATATTGACGAATACTTAGATGTAACAACCTCAACTGTAGATATTGCATTACCTTATAAGTCAGTAAATTTTGCATACAAAGGTTTAAAAACATTTTTAGCGCAACAGTTTGAACAAATAAACAATAAAGGGTGGGGATCTACAACTTTTGATTTAAATGAGTATTTTGATGCGCCTACAGAAAAATATAACATTACAGTACCTTTTGAACACGTGCAGTATGAACGATTATTTAATCAAGCTACAAACAACTCAACTACCATACAATATGGTTATTTTGTTGACAGTAACAGAGAGCCTTATTACGGAGATCCTTTAATTTTTTACGGTTATAAAAGAACAACGGGAACTAAATTTTTATTGAGGAGAGCTGCAGGTTTAGTTGTAGAACAACAAAATTATTGGCTGCCATTAAATACAAAAGAATTAAATTCAAGTTCAAGCAAAGTAAATATAAATTTTCATCAAGAGTTAAGCGAATACAAAGCTAATGCTGACGGATCAGATGCGGCTCTTTTTTCAGATACTTTACTTAATAAATATTATAAAACATATTTAACAGAGGTTTTTCAAAGAAATAGAAGACTAACAAAAGTTACTGCATACCTACCTTACAAAATATTTAGTAGTTTAAAGCTATATGATAGGATAAGATTTAGGCAACAGAATTATAAAATTAATTCAATGACTACAAATTTAACAACAGGGAAAACAGAATTTGAATTGTTAAATACCGATTTATGATAAAAAATATAATTGATTTACTCCAGGTTGCAAATGGAGAAACTGAAAATATAAAAATTGCACAAGGTAAATATGCTTTGCCAAAAACATTAAAGCAGGGAATTAAATTAATAAAACGAGCAACAAATGATTGAGAACAGTTACAGCTTAAACCTATCTACAAAGGAAGCGCAAAAAAATGTTGACGAGCTAAATAAATCATTTGAGCTACAGGCTGATTTAGTTGGAAAACTTGAAAAAGAATTACAAGAATATGAAAGCGAATTAAAAAGTTTAACAGGTGCAGGTGGAAAAACCTTAAAGCAAAGGAGTGAACTTAACAAAAAAATAAGTCAAGCAAGAAAAGCATTATCAGAAGAAAAACAAGGGCTAAAAGATGTAAAGGCTGAAAGAATAAAGTCAAACAAGGTATTAAAAGAAGCGACTAAAAACCAAGCAGACTACAGCGGTGTTTTAGATTTTGTCGATAGCAAGACAGGAGGCATAATTGGTAAAATGGGAAAGTTTACCAAAATGATTGGAAGTGCCACTAAAGGTTTTAATCTTTTAAAAGTTGCAATAATTGGCACAGGTATTGGAGCATTATTAATTGCTGTAACATCTTTAACAGCTGCATTTACATCAAATGAAAAAGGGCAAAAGAAACTAAAAAGAATAATGGCAGCTATTGGAGTTGTAGTCAATAATTTAGTAGATATTTTTGCAAAGTTAGGTAATGGCATTATATCGGTTTTTGAAGATCCACAACAGGCTGTAAAAGATTTTGCTAATTTAATAAAAGAGCAAATTACCAATAGATTTAATGCAGTTATAAAAACAGCAGGTTTTTTAGGTACAGCATTTAAAAAACTTTTTGAGCGTGATTTTTCTGGAGCTATGGATGCTGCAAAAAACGCAGGGAGTAGTTTAGTGGATGCAATGACAGGAGTTGAGGACAGCGTAAATAAAGCTACAGATGCAGTTACAGGCTTTATTGATGAGCAAGTCAGAGAAGCTAATATCATGTCTGGAATAATGGACAAGAAAGAAAAAGCTGCAAAGTTAGAAAGAGACTTAATAGTTGAAAGGAGTACATTAGAGGGACAAATTGCTGATTTAAGATTAAAGGCAAGGAAAAAAGATGAAGTCAGTGCAGAAGACAGGAAACAAGCGTTATTAGATGCGAATGCTTTACAGCAACAACTATTAGATAAGGAAACAGAAGCATTAATTTTAAAACGTGATGCTATAATTGCTCAAAATAAATTAAGTGGATCTACAACAGCTGATTTAGATGCCGAAGCAGAAGCGATAGCAGCAGTAAATACGCAAATTAGAAAAAAGGCAAATGCTGAAAGATCAGTACAAAGAGAATTAAATAGTATTAATAAAGAAATAGCAACTGACAAATTAACAAAAGAACAAGAGTTAAAAGATGCAATAAAGCAAATAAAAGATGCAACAAAAGGAGAAGAAGACGAAAACAGAACTCTTGAAAAACAAAAAATAAATGAACATTATGCTGCTTTAATTCAACTTGCAAAAGATAATAATTTAAGTACAGAAGAACTTGCTAAGGCACAAGGAGAAAAAATACTTGCTATTGATCAAGAAATTGCAGATAAAAAATTAGAACAAAAAAAACAAATTAATGATAAAATTAAGCAATTTGATGATGAAGATAATATTGCAAAATTAGAAGCTCAAAGAGAAAAAGATTTACAGGACTTAATTGAATTAGGAGCAACTTTAGAAGAAAGAAATGCTTTAATAAAAAGTTATGCAGAAAAAATAGCAGAGGAAGAAGTATCTATTGAAGAAGAAAAATATCAAAAAAAATTAGAAAAAGCGCAGCAATGGATTGCAGTTTTAGGAAATGCTTTAGGTGTTATAGGGCAGATGCAAAAAATGCGTCATGATCAAGAAAATCAAAGAGGGGATCAGTCAGCAGAAGCAAAAGAAAAAAGAGCTAAAAAACAATTTGAAGAACAAAAGAAATTAAATATTGCTATGGCTGTTGTTAATGCATCACAAGCAATTATTTCTTCTTTAGCACAAGCACCTGTTGCTATTGGAGTTGTACCAAACCCAATAGGAATAGCATCTTTAGCTATGGCAACTGCATCTGGAATTGCAAGTATTGCAGCAATAGCAAAAACTAAATATGGTGGTGGAGCAAGAGCGCCACAAGCACCACAAGTACCTGCTGCAGAAGAAGCACAATCACAAGCACCTGCATTTAATATTGTTGGAGCAAGTGAAACAAATCAATTAGCAGATGCAATAGGAGATCAAACACAAGTGCCTACTAAAGCATTTGTTGTTGCAAGTGACGTATCAACAGCGCAGGAAATGGACAGAAACATTATTGAGGGTGCAAGTATTGGATAAACGCAAAATAATTAATTAACAACGTTATATATATATGAAAATTATTGAATTAATATTGGACGAGGATCAAGAGGAAACAGGAGTTGAAGCTATTTCTATTGTTGAAAACCCTGCTATTGAAAGTGATTTTATTGCTTTAAAAGACCAAGAAATAAAATTAGCCAAAGTAGATGAAGATAAAAAAATACTAATGGGAGCATTGTTGATACCTAACAAACCAATTTACAGGAAAGGAGACGAGGGCGACTATTATATTTATTTTTCAAAAGATACAGTACAAAAAGCATCGCAGTTATATTTACAAAATGGCTACCAACATAATAGTACATTAGAGCATAACGAAACATTACAAGGCTTAACACTTGTTGAAAGTTGGATTGTTGCAGATGAAGTACAAGACAAGTCCAGGAAATACGGACTTAATGTGCCTGTTGGCAGTTGGGTTGGTGCAGTAAAAGTTAACAACGATGAAATATGGCAAGAGTATGTTAAAACAAATAAAGTTAAAGGTTTTTCTATTGAGGGTTACTTTGCAGACAAAATGGAAAGACCTAAAGATAAGATTGACGAAAACCTGGCAAAAAATAAAAGTGATCAAGAGACATTAAATAAAATAATTAATATTTTAAATGCAGAATAAAAACAAAATATTTATACCAAGTAGAACATCGCCTAAAGGCAGTTCACGTGCTTGCTTATGTTGGGACACTAATACCTATTCAATAAATTGCTGTGACGGATCAATGAGGGCACAAGGCATAGGAGTAATAACAAGAACAGACTGAAAACGCAAAAAATAAATTTAAATACGTTATATTAATAATTATGAAAGCACAAAAAATGTTAAACGATATTAAAACGCTTCTAAACATTGAGGTAAACCTTGACGAAATGAAGTTAGAAAATGGAACTGTTATTACAACAGAAGCATTAGAAAAAGGAAAGGAAGTATTTATTGTTACTGACGATGAAAAAGTAGCGATGCCTGTTGGCGAGTATATTCTGGAAAATGGCAAATTGTTATGCGTAGAAGAAGAAGGCATTATTGCAGAAATTAAAGATGTTTCAGACGGTGTACCTGCTAAAGAAGAAGCAAAAGAAGAAGAAGAAAAAGAAGAAATGAAAGACGAAGACTATAAAGAAGAAGAAGAAAAAGAAATGGCTGACGTTGCTGATTGGGAGGGTATGGAAAAAAGAATACAAAACCTTGAAGACGCTATTGCAGATTTAAAAGGCGACAAAGTAGAAAAAAAGGAAGAAGAAGAAACAGAAGATTTAACAGAAGAAGTTAAGGAAGAAGTTAAGGAAGAACTTAGTGCAGCAGCAAAACCAATCAAGCACAATCCTGAGGCAGAAGTAAAACAAAAAAGAAACGTTGAATTTGCAAAAGGTAAATTTAACACAACATTAGACCGAGTATTAAATAAATTAAATAAATAAAATAGAAATGGCAAATTTAAGAAAAACAGAACTTGCAACAGCAGTTAACATTACTACAACTTATGCAGGAGAATTTGCAGGGGAGTATATTGCTGCTGCATTATTATCTGCATCTACTATTGATGATGGTGGTTTAACAGTAAAAGCAAATATTGCTTTCAAAGAAGTTATTAAAAAGTTAGCAACAGGAAGTTTGGTTACTGCAGCAGGTTGTGATTTTACACCTAACTCATCAGTAACATTAACAGAAAGAATTATACAACCTGTAGAATTACAAGTAAACTTACAATTATGCAAATATGATTTTGTGAACGATTGGGAAGCTCAACAAATGGGTTACGGTTTAGGTCAAACTTTACCACCTAAATTTGCAGACTTCATGATTGCACATGTAGCAGCAGAAGTAGCACAGAACACAGAATTTTGTATTTGGCAAGGAGATACTGCAGCAGGTACTAACAATTCATTTGACGGTTTTGAAAAACTAATTGCAGCATCAGCAGCAGCAGGAGATATACCAGCAGCACAGCAAGTAGCAGCAGTAGCAGGTGGTTTAGATGCAACTAATATTATAGCTGAAATGTCTAAAGTTGTAGATGCAATACCGTCTTCACTTTACGGAAAGGAAGACTTATTTTTATATATTGGAAGTTCAGCAGCTAAAAACTATGTACAAGCATTAGGTGGTTTTGCAGCAGCAGGATTGGGTGCAAATGGTGTGAATGCACAGGGGACTCAATGGTGGAACAACGGAAGCCTAACTGTTAATGGTGTTAAGATTTTTGTATGCCCTGGAATGTCAGACAACAAAATGTATGCAGCAAGACGTTCAAACTTATATTTTGGAACAGGTATTTTAAATGATACAAACGTTGTGAAAGTTTTAGACATGGCAGATTTAGATGCTTCAAACAATGTTAGAATGGTAATGCGTTTCACAAGTGCAGTACAGTTTGGAATTGCAGAGGACTTAGTAGAATACGCTTAAAATTAATTAATCAAAATAAAGGTAGGTAGGTAATTATCTACTTACCTTTTTTTTTAAAAAATAAAAATACAATGGCTTGTAGTATAACAATAGGAAGAAAGATACCTTGCAAATCAGCTTTTGGCGGAATAAAAAAAGTTTTGTTTGCAGATTATGGAGACATAACAGGAGTAACAATAGATGCAGCAACAGGAGAAGCATCAATAAATGCCACTACTTCGCCAAGTTGGTATGAATATGATGTAAAAGGTAATTCAAGTTTAGAAACTACTGTAACAAGTAGTAGAGAAAACGGAACAACTTTTTACACACAGACATTAAATTTAACACTTACATATTTAGATGCGTTAACACAGCAGGAATTACAAATACTTGCAGTAGGAAGACCTTACATTGTTGTTGAGGACTATTACGGTAATCAGTTTTTATGCGGCATGGAAAATGGCATGGAGTGTACAGGTGGAACAGTTGTAACAGGAGCAGCAGCAGGAGATTTAAGCGGCTTTACATTAACGTTTGAGGGCATGGAAGAAAGCGCACCTTTCTTTTTAGAAAGCAATCAGGTAACAGCAGAAGCAGGACAAATAGATCCAACAGCATAGTTTTAGTTTTAGTTAGTAAATTAGCACTCTTAACAGGGTGCTTTTTTTTGCAATATAATTTTTACAAATTAGCATATTATTTACGTTATATATACGATGATTATATTAAGTACAAGTGCAGCAGCACAAAATTTAAAAGTAATACCAAGAGATTATTTAACTACATTTGTTTTGTCTATAAAAGATGATAGCACAAACGTTGCTAAACATTATGAAATAACAGGTGCAACAACTGCAGGTAATTACTTAACATTTACTAATATTTTTAATCCTATTTTAGTTGAAAATCATTTTTATGATATAACTTTAGGGGTTGCAAATAGTTTCTGGAATACAAATATTAAGCTTTGGCAAGATGACCAAACTTTATGGAATGTAGATGATACAAGTGACGGAGTTATTTATAAGGATAAAATATTTTGCACAGATCAAAATATTGACCAAGAAAATAATGACTATTATAAAATAAATAAAGGGCAATATATAAGCTCAAAGAGTGATAATACTTATTTAGTAATATGAAACAAAAAAGAAATAGTAAAGGGCAATTTAGCAAAACCAAAGTTTCGGAGTTTGGTATTGTTAATTTAAGCACTTACACAAGTCCAGAAATTAAAGAAGTAAATGGCAAGGATTGGATTGAGTACGGAGCAGATAATGATTATTTTCAATACTTAATAGATAGATACAATGGAAGTCCTACTAATAACGCTGCTATTAATGGCATTAGTCAGGCTATTTACGGGAAAGGATTGAATGCTACAGATAGCAATAAAAAGCCAAACGAATATGCTCAAATGATTGCATTGTTTAAAAAAAATGTAATTAGAAAAATTTGTTATGATCTTAAACTAATGGGCAATGCTGCAATACAAGTAATTTATAATAAAGGAAGAACTAAAATCGTACAGTTAGAGCATATACCTATTGAAACATTAAGAGCAGAGAAATGTAATGAAGACGGAGAAATACCTGCATATTATTATTTTAAAGATTGGGCAAATATTAAACGTAGCGATATACCGTTAAGAATACCTGCATACGGAATGTCAAAGGAAGACATTGAAATATATTATATTAAACCATATAGAAGCGGTTTTTATTACTATTCGCCTGTAGATTATCAAGGTGGCTTACAATACGCAGAATTAGAGGAAGAAGTATCTAACTACCACCTTAACAATATCATGAATGGTTTAGCACCAAGCATGTTAATTAACTTTAACAACGGTACACCTAACCAACAAGAAAGACAATTAATTGAGAAAAAAATTGCACAAAAATTTAGTGGCACAAGCAACGCAGGAAAATTTATACTTGCTTTTAATGACAATAAGGAAAGTCAAGCAGAAATAACACCTGTACAGTTAAGCGATGCACATAATCAATACCAATTTTTAAGTGAAGAAAGTACACAAAAAATAATGGTTGCACACCGTATTGTATCACCTATGTTATTAGGAATAAAAGACGGTAGCGGTTTAGGTAATAATGCAGAAGAAATAAAAACTGCAAGTTTGTTAATGGACAATACCGTTATAAGACCTTTCCAGGAACTTTTGATCGATTGCTTTGATCAAATACTTGCATACAATGATATTAGCTTAAACTTATATTTTACAACATTACAACCTTTAGAATTTACAGACGTAGATAAGGAGGTACAAGATGATGAAACTATTGAAGAAGAAACAGGAATTGAAGCAGGTAAAAATACAAAGTCGCCTTGTTGGGACGGTTACCAACAAAAAGGTACAAAAATAAAAGACGGAAAGGAAGTGCCTAATTGCGTAAAAATGTCAGTAGAAAGAACTGAATTAGACACTTTTTTAAATGAAAATGGCGAAGACGAAGATTTGGATAATTGGATCTTAATTGACGAAAGGAAAGTTGATTACGATGACGAGGAAGCATTAGATTATCAAATTAATGTATTGAATAAAACGAAAGATAAAAGTGCATTATCAAAGATTTGGGAATTTGTATCTACAGGAACTGCAAGACCAAACAGCAAATCAGATCAAGACGAAGATTTTAAAGATGTAAAATTTAAAGTACGTTATCAATATGCACCACTTAAAGATACATTTAATGATGATGACGAAAATGTTTCAAGAGAATTTTGCAGGAAAATGGTAAAAGCTAAAAAAATATATCGCAAAGAAGACATTATTAACATGAATAGTGTTAAATTAAATTACGGTTGGGCAGAAAAAGATAAACAAGAAGAGGGCTATTCTATTTGGTTTTACAAAGGGGGTGGAGCATGCCACCATTATTGGACAAGGAAAACTTACATGTTTACAAAAGACAGTAAACGTATTGATATAAAAAGTCCTTTAGCTCCAACAATTAGCGTAAATGAAGCAAAGAAAAAAGGTTTTAAACCAGAAGTAAACGACAAAAAAGTTGCAAAACGACCAATAGATATGCCTAATGAGGGCTTTATAAACAGATAAAATATGGCAACAGTATTATTTATAAATAGAACAGATTTAGTGCGCAACTCAATTCTTGACGGTAACGTAGACACTGACAAGTTTATACAGTTTATTAAGCTAAGTCAGGAGATTGATGTGCAACAAATATTAGGAACAAATTTGTATGACGGTTTAAGTACAGCAATACCTAATATTGATGATCCAGTAAATGCACGTTGGAAAACTGTACTAGATGATTATGTTAAACCAATGCTAATATGGTATGCACAAGCAGCTTATTTTCCTTTTGCTGCTTACCAAGTTAAAAACGGTGGAGTATTTAAGCATACTTCAGAAAATGCACAATCAGTTGATAAAAACGAAATAGATTTTTTAGTAGAAAAAGCAAGAACAAATGCAGAATGGTATAGCAGACGATTTATTGATTTCATGAGTTTTAACCAAACAACTTATCCAGAATACACAAATAATGTCAACGATGATATATACCCAAGCAACGATGCTACTTTTAATGGTTGGGTACTATGATTTATAAACCAAAAAAATCAAACATAGAAAAATTAAAAACCTTTTTGAAAAAGGCAAAAACAAAAAACAAAAAATAGTATGGCAACTTTATATAACACAAAAATATCTGAAACATACACAGGTTTAATAAAAACATCTAACAATGGCATTATTGGTGCAGTTGAGCAAAACATAACTGACGGATCAGGTACTGCATCAACTTTAAATTTAGGAACAGCATCAGCAAGTTTTACAGGAACATTAGATTTAACAAATGCTACAGTAGTTGGTTTTTCTGGTGGTGCAGTTGATAGTGTAAACGGACAAACAGGGGTTGTTGTGCTTACAAGTACTAATATAGCAGAGGGTACAAATTTATATTTTACTGACACAAGAGTTGAAGCTAATAATGCAGTTGTTTTAAATACAGCAAAGGTTTCATTTCCTGAAGCGCCAAATGACGGACAACAGTATGCAAGACAATCACAAGGTTGGTCGGTTGTTGTTGGTGGAACAGGTTTAGTCGATAGCGTAAACGGACAAACAGGAAATGTTACACTTGATACAGATGATATTACAGAGGGTGCAACAAATTTGTATTACACTGATGCAAGAGTTGATGCAAACAGTAATGTTGCAGCTAATACTGCAAAAGTTGGAATTACTACATCACAATCTGATGCTATTGTTTTAAATACTGCAAAGGTTGGAATTACACCTACACAGGCATCAGACATAACTAACAATAATGCAAAGATTGGGATCACAACGCAACAGGCAAGCGAAATTACAACAAATACTTTAAAAGTATCATTTCCAGAAGCACCTAACGATGGAAAACAATATGCAAGAGAAAATCAAGCTTGGGCAGAAGTTGTTGCAAGTGGTGGCGATGTTACAAGTGTTAACGGAGAAGTTGGAACAGTAGTTTTAGATACTGACGATATTAATGAGGGTACAAATAATTTATACTTTACAGATACAAGAGTAACAAATAATACATCGGTTTCTGCAAACACAGCAAAGGTTGGCATTACTACAGCACAGGCTACTGACATAACTACTAATAATGCAAAGGTAGGTTATACAGATGCATTAGTTTCTGCAAATTCTGATGTAGTTGCGAATACAGCAAAGGTTGGTATAACATCAGCGCAAGCCAGTGACATTACAACTAACAATAATAAGGTTGGCATAACATCGGCACAGGCATCAGATATTACAGCAAATAATGCAAAAACAGGTATAACTACAGCACAAGCAGATGCTATTGTTTTGAACACAGCAAAGGTTGGAATTACTACTTCCCAGGCAGATGAAATTACTGATAACACGGCAAAAAATTCATATCCTACTGCAGACGCAACTAAACTTGCAGGAATTGAAGCAGGTGCTGAGGTTAACGTTGTTGACAGCGTAAATGGTGCAACAGGTGTCGTTTCTTTAGGGTTGCTTGATTTAAATGATGTAGGTGCAGACGGTGCAGATGGTCAAGTTTTAACAACAGACGGAAACGGTGCATTTACTTTTACAACTGTCAGTAGTGGGGGGGGTGGTGTATCAAGTGTAACAGGAACAGGTACAGTTAGTGGCTTAACATTAACAACAGGTGGTACTGCAGCTAATATAACATTAACATTAGGTGGCACATTAAGTTTAACAAGTGCAAACGTTACAGATGCTTTAACTTTTACACCTTATAATAGTACCAATCCAGATAATTACATTACAGGTATTGATAGCAGCGATGTTACAACAGCTTTAGGTTTTACTCCATATAGTAACACAAACCCAGACGGTTTTATTAGTTCAATTTCAAGTTCTGATGTTACAACAGCATTAGGTTTTACTCCTTATAATTCTACTAATCCTGATAATTACGATACAACTCCAAGTTGGGTGCCAAATACGGATCCAAATTATTTAACAAATATTACATCGGGACAAGTAACAACTGCATTAGGTTTTACTCCATATAGTGATCAAAATCCCGATAATTTTATTTCATCATATACAGTAACGAGTTCAGATGTAACAAGTGCATTAGGTTTTACTCCATATAGCAATGCCAATCCAAGTAATTTTACAAGCAATTTAGGAATAGTACAAAGTGTTACAGGCGACGCAGGAACTTTACAAATTGTTAACGGAGTTTTAAATGTACCACCAACAGCAGGAGCTCCCGTTGATAGTGTAAACGGTGCAACAGGAGCAGTGGTGTTGGACACAGACGATATTGCAGAGGGTACGACCAATAAATATATGGTATTGGGTACAACTGCAAGTACTGCTTTAGCAGGTAATACAGATTTATTACAAATTGGCTTAACATCTACTACTGCTCTTGCAGGAGATACAACTACAATTTCTGGATCTCAGGCAACAGCAATAACAAATAATACTGCTAAAGTTTCTATGGTTTTAGGAACTACTGCAGGCACAGCTTTAGAGGGCGATACTACAACAATAACACCTGCACAAGCAACAGCAATTACAGATAATAGTGCTAAAGTTAGCAATGTGCAAAGTGATTGGAATGCAACAAGTGGTTTAGCTGTAATATTAAATAAGCCTACAATTCCAAGTGCTGCACCTGTTGATAGCGTAAATGGAGAAGTTGGAACTGTAGTTTTAGATACATCAGATATTGCAGAAAATACTAATTTATATTTCACAAATGCAAGGGTGGAAGCAAATTCAGCTGTTACACTAAATACTGCAAAGGTAGGTTTTACACAAGCTTTGGTATCTGCTAATACAGACGTTACAAACAACACAGCCAAAGTAGGTATAACGTCAGCACAAGCAGCTGATATTACAGATAATAATGCAAAGGTTTCAATGGTTATAGGTACTGCTGCAAATGAAGCAATGGCAGGTAACACTACTGTAATAACATCAGCGCAAGCAACTGCAATAACAAATAATACTGCTAAAAATTCTTATCCAAGTGCAGATGCAACAAAGTTGGCAGGGATTGAGGATAATGCAGAAGTAAATGTGCAATCGGATTGGAACGCAACAAGTGGCGATGCTTTAATACTTAACAAACCAAGCATACCAAGTGCTGCTCCAGTAGATAGTGTTAACAGTTTAACAGGCGCAGTAGTTTTGACAACTGCAAATATAGCAGAAAACACTAATCTTTATTACACAGAAGCAAGAGTATCAGGAAATACAAATGTTGCTGATAATACTGCAAAAATATCTTTTGATGCAACTTCAAGTGCAAAATTATCAAATATTGAAGCAGGTGCGCAAGTTAATACAGTTGACAGCGTAAATGGAAATGTAGGTGCTGTAACATTAACTACAAGCAATATTGCAGAGGGTACTAATAAATATATGGTTTTAGGTACTACTGCATCAACAGCGTTGGCAGGAGATACTGCATTGTTACAATTAGGTTTAACATCTACAACTGCATTAGCAGGAGATACAACAACTATTAGTGCACAACAAGCAGCAGATATTACTGATAACAATACTAAAATTTCATTTGATAGTACATCTTCAACAAAACTTAACGGTATTGAAACGGGTGCAGAAGTAAACACTATTGATAGTAATACAACAGGAGAAGGTACGGGAGCTACTCAAATTTTAAATGTAGTCAGTATGACAGCAGCACAATATGCAGGCTCTCCTCAAAATTCAACAACTTTATATATAATTACTTAATATGGGAATAAATTTAGGAAGCAATGCTATTAGTGCATTAAAGTTAGGTAGTACATCAGTATTAAAAGCATATTTAGGAAGTACGCAAGTTTTTCCTTTGCCCTCTGGTATTGCAACTGCAAGTATATCTAATTCATCAGGCAATATAAAATCACAAGACGGTACATTTTCAGCAACACAATTTTCAACATCAGGAAGCGGAACAGGTGCAACATTTACTGTAACATTAGTCAATCGTACTGCAACTGCTTTTACAATAACTAATATAGGAAGTGGATATGCTGTAAATGATACTATTGAATTGCAAATTGCTTCATTACCAAATCAATTTCAAGTACCAAGAGTACAATTAACTGTTGTAACATTAGGGTATTAAAAAATTAGTTATCTTTGATAAATAACTTTAAAAAATATTAAAATGTCAAAAATCACAAAAGACGAATTAACATTAATTCAAGAACAAGATCAAAGAAAAAAAGCAATTTTAAATGATATGGGTTTATTGCAAACACAAATACATACATTAAGTCATTTATTTGCACAACTTAATCAAGAGATTGAAGAAAATAAAAAAGTCCTGGAAGATAAGTACGGACAAGTACATATTGATTTAGGGGACGGAACAATTAAACCAATAGAAAATGGAGAAAATAAGTGAACATATAAGCTATAAAGAAGCAACATACTCAAATACCGCAAATTCTTTAGGTATTAAAAACGAGCCAACAGAAGCTAATCTTAAAAATATGAAAACTGTTGCGGAAAAAGTTTTTGAGCCATTACGTGAATGGGTGGGTTGCCCTATAAAAGTAAACAGTTTTTTTAGAAGTAAAGAATTAAATACTGCAATTAAAGGAAGTTCAACAAGCAGTCATTTAAAAGGTCAAGCAATAGACATTACAATTATGTCATGTGAAAAAGAAAATTGTAAAACAAATTTAGATATGTTTCATTATATTAGAAAAAATTTAGATTTTGACCAACTTATCTGGGAATTTGGATCGGTGCCTAAATGGTTACACGTTTCTTATGTTTCAAAAAAGAAAAACAGAAAACAAGTTTTAGTTACAAGACGCAAAGGAAAATATTATACTTATAAAGAATAATTATGAAAGTTGGAAAATACGAATTTAATACAAAAGAAGAATTTAATATTGCTACAGAAAGCGTAGATAATAACATAAATACAATATCATTTATTGCTGTAATAGATGACAAATACAAAGTAGATGTGCTTTGGAATGATGAAATAACAGAACACCCAACAGAGTGGTTACCTTTTGCTATTGATATTGAAGATGAGGGAATACACTTTTTTCACGATTACCCATATTTAGAAAACAAGTTTTAAGATGCCAATACCAAAGAAAAAAGCAGGAGAAAAGCAAAAAGACTTTATGATCAGATGCGTACCTCAATTAATGAAGTATCATGAAAAATCACAGGCTATTGCAATATGTTACAAATCATACAATAGCGAAGATGTAGAACTTGAAACTTATAATGACTACCCAAAAGGCGCCAGGAATAATGCAAAAAAAGCAATAGAATTTAAAGAAAAAAATGGCAGTAGTTGTGGAACACAGGTAGGTTGGACAAGAGCAAGACAATTAGCTAATGGAGAAAAATTAACAAGAAAAACAATAGCAAGAATGGCATCTTTTAAAAGGCATCAACAGCATAAAGACGTGCCATATACAGAGGGTTGCGGTGGTTTAATGTGGGATGCTTGGGGTGGATCTGCAGGAGTTAATTGGGCAATTAATAAATTAAAAAAAATCGATAAGAAATGATAACAGACTTTAAAACATTACTTATAAACATAGGAGCATTTGGAATTTCAATGACAAATATAGATATAGCATTAAAAATTATACTTGTGCTTGTAACAATAGGTTACACAGTACAAAAGTGGTATTTACTTAATAAAAGAAAAAATAAGTAATGCCAAATAAAAAATTTAAAGACACAAGAGTAGGCAAATTTCTGGTAAAAGCTGCACCTAATATATTAGGAGTTGCAAGTAATTTATTGCCAAATGCAGGTGTTTTAAATATGATTAAAAAACTAATAACAAATGATAATGAGTTACCTGCGAAAGATAAGGAAGAAGCATTACGACTTATTGATCTGGATATTGTAGAAGCGCAGGAAGTTAGCAAAAGGTGGACTGCTGACATGGCTTCTGATAGTTATTTAAGCAAAAACACAAGACCAATGACTTTGATATTTCTTACTGTATCAATGATTTTTTTAATAGTACTTGACAGTTTAAATATTGATTTTGGAGTTAATGCAGAATGGATTGAGTTGCTTAAAAGTTTATTAATAACAGTTTATGTAGCTTACTTTGGATCAAGGGGCGTTGAAAAATACAAGTACATATCACAAAAAAAATAGAATATATTTCCAGGATCTTTATTTTATTTTTATTTATATATTATTTTAGATATATTATTTTTTTATTATATATATTTATTAAGATATATTTATATATTTATATTTTATAAAAAATTCAAAGTTATTACTTTTTTTTAAAACTATCATTATGGAAAAACCAACTTGTGTAAAAATACGTAAAGATCACTTTATGCTATTAATTAGAGGAATAAATTTAGGAGAATTTGAAAGAAGCGAATTACGTGACATTATTGAAAAAATAGATAATGCCATTTAAAACAATACCTAAAAGCAAAAAAAAACCGAGTAGAAGTAAATTAGTTAAAAAGTTAGATGCAGTATTTAGTCAATATATTAGATTAAAAGATGCAGTTGACAATCATGCAGTTTGTTTTACTTGTGGCAAAAAAGACCATTGGAAGAAACTACAAAATGGACATTTTCAAAGTAGAAAGCACTATGCAACAAGGTGGGACGAAAAAAACTGTCAAGTTCAATGCAGTGGTTGTAATGTTTTTAAATATGGCGAGCAGTTTATTTTTGGCAAAAATTTAGATGAAAAATACTATCCTGGAATTAGTGACGAATTATACTACAAATCAAAACAAGTAGTAAAATTTAGCAATTTTGAAATTGAAGAAATGACAATAAAATACAAAAATTTGGTTAATGATTTAATATAACGTATATTTGACAAGTTTGTTTTGTTATGTTTTAAATTGGGTTACAGAAATGTAGCCCTTTTTTTGTTTATTAACATAAATGTTTATATATTTGATAAAATTAATTTTAAAACAAAACAAATGGTAAACACAAATTTTAGTAACCAAACTACAAATCAACTACTCACAGAATACCAATACAGAGTAGAAGCCTTACAAAATAAGATTGAGGAATTAAAGGCAATTCTTGAAATTAACAACTTAATATAACAAAAATGGAACGAGACAAATTAATTGAATTATACAAAAAGTATAATTTAGAGAAAACAGATGTGTTTAAACACCAACATTTTGTAATAATTACAAGGCAAGGTATTGAAAAGATCCAGGCACAAGAGAAAATACTTATTAAATTTGATGTAGTAAAATGCGAACATAATTTTGCAGTAGTAAAAGCAACTGCAGCAATTAATGATAAAGACAAAGATGTAATACAAACATTTGGCTCTGCATACAAAGGTGCAACATTTAAAGAGGGCAATACAAATTCATGGTATGTTATGGAAATGGCAGAAAAAAGAGCATTGTCAAGAGCAGTACTTAAACTTACAGGCTTTTACAGTTTAGGAGTTTTTGGAGAAGACGAAAGCGAAGATTTTAAAAATAATAACAAAACAAAATAATAATGGAAACACAAGTTAAAGAAACACAGGTATACAATAAAGTTTATAATACAGCAATAAGGTCAACAAATTTAAAGGTTGCATTAGTTTATGTAACACCTAAAATTGCAAAGGAGTATTTAAAAGGAAATTTAAACAATAGAAAAATATCAAAGAGAACAGTTAAGTTTTTAGCTGATCAAATGAAATATAATTTATTTAAAGAAAATGGCGAAAGTATTGTATTTGACGAAAATGGAAATTTAAATGACGGTCAGCATAGATTACATGCAATTATTGAGTCTGGAAAATCTTTTTACATTGTAGTTGTTAAAGGAGTTAAACCATTAACTATGGCAACTTATGATACAGGTAAAAACAGAAGTGCTGCAGATGTTTTAAGTTTAAACGGTTACAATTCTTCAACAAGATTATCTGCATTTATTAGAAACATAGACAAGTATACAATTCAAAAAAGAAAGTCTGCTAATAGTGGTGGGTACAATAGATCAGAAACATTAACAAACCAACAAATATTAGATTATTGTATTTTAAACTATAAATGGTTAAATGAAATAATAATAAATGTAAGAAGTATTTATGCAAAACAAAATACAAAAGTTTTATCAATTACAAACTTATCATTAATTGCATATTTAATTGGTGGAAAAAAACCGAGCAAAAAAGTATATGATTTCATAAAAAATATTTATGGAATAATTAAGGAAGAAAACAGTGCAACAAGTTATCTTTATACTAAATTTTATAATGCTAAAATTAATAAAGAGCCACTAAATTTTTATTGGACATTAGGAATGGCAATTAAAGCCTGGAATTTTTATCTAGACGGCAACCCTGCTGTGCGATATTATAAATTCAATACACAAGAGAAATTACCAAAAATAAATATTAACTAAATTTAAATAAATATGAGTACATTAATTACAGGATCTATTCGAGTAGACAAATTACCAAAAGAAAAATTTATAA